ACAAACAAAAAACCACCGAAAACGCTTGGTTTCGGTGGTTTTACTGGCGCGCCCCGCGGGATTCGAACCCACGACCTTTTGATTCGTAGTCAAAAAATAAAATACTATAATTTAGCCTAAAATAAGGGTTTTTTCAGCATGTATTTGCTCATTGACTACCGTTGTGACTACCGTTCACGTATTGTTCTACCAAGGACGCTGCTTTTTGTTCGCGAGCCTCGCTGATGTGATCGTAGATCTCAAGGATCATTTTTTCGTCTTCGTGGCCCATCCACTTTATTGCTATGTTCATGTCGACGCCACAGTCGCGCAACATGGTGCAGTAGCTGTGGCGCAGGTCGTGCGGGCGCACGTCAAATGTTTTCCACGGTGGCAGCTGCTCGCCGGCGAGCAGCTTGGCTTTGTCTTCGGCGGTTTTACCATACCAGCGTTTTTGTGAGTATCCGTTGATATAACACTCTACGGCAAGCACATAGGAGGACCAGGCGCTGTTGAAGGCACTTTCGCTCATCACCCCTTCGCCGCGTTGTCTCTTGGCTACATACCCTTCTATTTCCTGCAGTTCCTGGCGCAGCAGCTGCAGCATAGGAATTACACGACGGCCGGCTTCCGTCTTGGGGCTTTTGACTGTTGGCTGATTGCTTTGGAAAGATACGGCGCTGGTCACGTGGATCGTGCTGGCGTCAAAGTCTACATGCTTGGAGATATTTAGCGCCAGCGCTTCGCCACGGCGAAGGCCGGCATAGCGCATAAGCATAACCACCGGGCGGAAGGGATGCTGTACGTTCAAGATTAACGCGTCTTCCTCAGGCGTAAGCGCACGGTGGCTGCCTTCGGGTCCTTTGTGCGGCCTGGCTGTTTTATCACGCGCAGGGTTCACGCGGATATATCCATCAGCCACTGCGCTGTCAAACAGTGCTACGTAGATGGATTTTGCCTTTTTGATGGCAGAGTTGGAGTATGTAGCGTAGTGATCGCTATACAGTGCCTTAATCATGGTGGGTGTAATCTGCGACAGCAGCTGGGCGCCGTATGCGCGCATTAGCACGTCCAAGTTGCCTGCATAGGCATTATAAGTGCGCTGTGATACGGTTTTTTTGTGCGCCGGCAGCCATGCGGACGCATATTTTTCCACTGTCGGGCAAGTGGTTTGCATTCCTTCCTTTAGGGCCTGTTTGTATTCATCGCGTTTCCGCAGCGCTTCGGCTTGTGTCGTACCATAAAAGAATTTGCCCTGAAACTTTACCGTATACCGGCCATCTGCACGCTTTTTTAATGTTTGACGGGGCATGTGGGCTCCTTGTGTTAAAAGAATCAGTTATTTGACATAATAGATGTCTTTGTCTTTGATCGTCGAGGCGATGCCGGGATATACCCAGAAAAAGTCGGAGTCGCGCTGGAAATTGCTATAAAGCCCGCTTCTATATTCCATGTTTCCCCAAGTGTACGCGGAAAATGCTTTTTTCGTCATGCGAATAGACATGACGTTTTTCATGTTAACATTTCCTTTTTCATCTGTCATATTCGTATTGATTTCAAAGGAAACGCAGTCTACGCCGGGAATTTTGAAAGCATATTGGCAATAGTTAATATAGTCGGACAGCACTATCCGGACGAAATCGGCATTATCCCATACTGAATCTATATAGTCGTATGTAATAGTATAACTTTTGAACACGTCGTTATATTCGGCCTTGACATTGGAAACTTTATACTTTGCTGTTTTTTTGAATAGCTTTACAAGCGAGGCTGAATCTGTCGAATAGGAAGATATACTAATGCTTTGCTTCTTTGTATCGTCTTTGCCGCTGCTGTTGAAGAAGTTGAAGATACATACAAGCAGTATCAGGATTACGATGATTTGACCTAAGCTAAAGCCGGTTTTTTGTTATTTTGTTCAGACATAATACCTCTCCTTTTTTTTCTGATAACTGTAGTTGCGGTGTACTGCATATTATAAACTGATGTGCTCACCTCGACTTCCATCTGTAATATAGCAAGTTTACTTTTCGCTCTTTGTTTTTTTGAACGTGCGCCTACTGACCATCATATCCTGCATCTGGCTGCGGGGCTCAAATGCTGCCAAATCCGCGTCCATGGGGCCGCTTATAGGTACCCATTGAGCGCTGCCGTCGGCTTTTTGCAGGTAAACGCCTGTGCCGGATCCTGACGGCTTATTCAGTATGGAGCGTACCTTACGCTCTATCATGTCATCCAGCTGCGCAACTGATACAGTAACCGTGTTATCTGACGGGATAACTGCATTGCGGGAAACGGCAGCTGCGCTATTGAGCATCAGTACAGGCTCTTTTTGCAGCCTGCTTATGCGCACGGGAGCGCGCATGGCGTAGTCCCGCGGGAGGGGCGTGCGGCCCAGCAGATAGTCGGTAGTCACGTTATACAGGTCGGCCAGCTTAATCAGTTTGTCGATTGTAGGCTTTCTCTCGCCGCTTTCCCATGCCGCGACAGCACGGACAGTCATGTTCAGTTTTTCTGCCAGCTGTTCCTGGGTATAGCCGTTGGCTTCTCTGCAGCGCTTAAACTTGAATTTTTTATAGCTATCATCATTAAGATCGTCGATAGCATGATCACTTTCTTCGTTCGGCATATCTGTGCGTCCAAACAAATAATCCAGTGATACATTAAAATAATCTGCAATTCGGCATTTTACGTCATCTGAAGGCGTAATATTTTGATTTCCTTCATATTTTCCAATAGAAGAACGCTCAACGCCAATTTCGGCTGCGAGCTTTTCTTGTGATATGTTTTTTTGCTTTCTCAGCAGACGCAATCTTTCTGCGAACATTTAACCACCTCTTGAGATATATTATAGTGAAAAATATTCACATTTCAATAAGTGTGAATATTTTTCAGCATTTTGTGTTGACATTCTGAACCATTTTCGCTATAATGTGAAATATATTCAGAAGAAAGGACTTGAATGTATGTGCCCGATCGTCAAAATGCGAAAGAAATGCGCATTAACGCAGACTGATGTAGCGCGGTCTGTAAACGTAAATCGCAGTACTGTCGCTAAATGGGAGGCCGGAAAGGCTTATCCCCGCATTGAGACGCTACAAAAATTGGCAGTACTGTTTCACTGCTCTATGGAAGAATTGCTGCAAATGAAATCCCCGCCCAAGTAATCCGGGCGGGGAGAGAAGGGCAATGGTCAGCGGAAAAGGACGATGAGCAGGGCAATGAAAAGCAAAAATGCTTCTGCGCAGATGGCTAAAACGCAGCGCAAGTTATTTTTGCGCAGACGATGGATATTATCATCCTGCTGCTCAATGGTCTTTTTCCATCCGCTGCGCTCCAGCTGGAAATGCTGCTCGTCCACTTCGCGCTCTTTGCTGTGCGCAGTTTCCATGGCATGATCGTGGAAGCGATGCTGCTCCTCCATTTTTGCGAGCTGGGCTTTATATTGCTCCTGCATGATATCGCGACTTACTTTCAGCTGCTCGATCTGAGCGTTGAGCTGGGCGATATGGCCGGCATAGACGTTTTTGAACCTGTCGAGGATCTCAGCGTGCTCTGCGTGCATGTGCTGCGCATAGGCTTCAAAGTCGGCGATGGTAGCGGCCTTGTTTCGGGGAGGGGCGGGAAGCTCGGGGGCGACCTCGACATGGGGCAGCGTATCCAGATATGCCTGCATGGAGGGCGCCTTGCCGTCAAGGGTGTGCAGCTGATCGGCAAAGTCGATATTTTCGCCCTCAAGCTGGTCGTTAATAAACTCAACGACGCCGTTGACGCCCTTGCCCAAAGCAATGGCGACCTTGAACACAAGCTCGATCTTAGGATCCTGTACCTCGCCGCGCTTGTTGTTTTTCAGTCTGTCAAGGGTTATACCCGTCTCTTTGACGATATAACTATTGCCCACATTGGCCTCATCCTGCCAGCGATTGAAGGTTTTTCCTGTTTTTTCTGGTGAAAAATGGAAGTCAGCCAGCGAAATCTTACTGTTCATAGGGGGTAAAGACTCCTTTTCTTGGTAATAAATGCCTGGAATGGTGTGAAAATACCCCCTGATTACAGGGAGAAAAAACACGACAAAAATGAGAAAATTCACTCTTCCGGGACACCGAGAA